TAATATGGAGAGCTTCCATGACGCGCGAACCGGAGAATCGTTCGGGGACGTTACCGCTTTTGATTCTAGCCGCGCTCTTATCATGGATTCTCTTAGTGGGCTCAGCCTTATTACTTTGCAGAATGCTGTAGGCTTCAAACCCTCCCCTCACCAGGGCGAATGGGGGACCGCCATGTCCCAAATAGAGGCGATCCTGCTAAAGCTCACCTCCGATTGTAGATGCTTCTTCACCCTCACCGCCCATATAGAGCGAGAGCCAGATGAAATCACCGGGATGTCAAAGGTTAGCGTTAGCACGCTCGGTCGCAAGCTCGCCCCAAAGATCCCCCGCTTCTTTGGAGAAGTTATTAGAGCTCGAAAGGATGCAACTGGCAAATTCCTATGGGCAACTGTTGACTCTGAGGCTGATCTTAAGAATCGCGCTCTACCCAGCGGAGCCAGCCTCAACCAAGACTTTGGACCAATAGTCGAAGCTTATCACCGCCGGACCCACCGTTAACCAACCGCCAGAAAGGAGATCCCAATGGCATTCGACGCAGAGAAGTTTCTAAGCCAAACAGTAAGCGCCCCCATGTCAACCGCAACAGTCCCTTGTCCCGAGGGCGAATATCGCGCCTTCGTAGACGATGGCGATAACGCTCTCACCTTCCAGGAGGGGGGCCTAGACCGCAATGGAAACGAGCTCTCCCCCCGCATGAAGGTCCTATTCGCCATCACGGGCGACCAGCTCCCAAACCAAATCCTCAAGAAGGACAAGGTACTCGTCCCCCAAACATTCTGGTTGGACGTGGATGGCGATCGGATCGACACGGCCGAAGGTAAAAACGTCTCCCTCGGCCGCCTCCGCAAAGCGCTCAACCAGAACGATGGGCCTTGGAACCCTCTCATGATGAAGGGCAAGGGCCCCGTATTGATCAAAGTGGGCCAGCGCTCCGATCGCCTCGATCCCACCCAAAAGTATGCGGAGGTTACCCGCGTGTCCGCCATCACCAATTAGCGCAGAAGGCCCGCCGAAGACCTACCCCCGGTCGAGGGCCCGATAGCGCTAATCCCCTCGGGGCCACCGCCCCCTCAGCACCAGGGTCCCCGAGGGGTCCTTTACAGGAGATATAGATGCAACTGATCCGCCGAGACCACCTCACCATCCCCCCACGCCAGAGGCGCGAGATCCCCCGCGCCTCACTAGAGGAGCTGAAGCGCTCAATCTCCACTCACACCCTCCTCCACGCACCAGTGGTCCAGCCCACCCAAGAGGGTGGGTATATCCTCGTCGCAGGTGAGCGGCGCACTCGTGCGATAGACGAGCTAGCGGCCGCCGGTATAACGATCATATACGATAAAACACTCGTAGCCCCGGGCCAACTTCCAGTCGTCCTCCTAGATGAGGCCCTCTCAGTCATCGGTCGCCAAGAGGCGGAGCTCGCTGAAAACGTAGACCGCCTCGAGCTCCCCTGGCAAGATCGAGTGGCAGCGCTCGCCTTCATCCATCAAACGAAAGCGGCCGCGAATCCGAACCAAACCATCCGTGATACCGCCCGCGCAATCGCAGCCGAAGGAGGCCGAGAGCTAAGCGGCCCCGCGGGCGGAGGGGCCGAGAGCACAATGATCCGCGCGGTCAAGCAAGCCTCAATAATCAATGACCATTTAGCCAATCCCGAAATCGCCAAAGCCCGCAACGCGACCGAAGCCTTCAATCTCATCGTGGCGAATGAGCAGCGCGCCTTCGAGGCGGAGCTGATCCGGCGAGGCCAACGTCGCCCAACCACGATAGAGGTGCGTCATGGAGATCTCTTCACTATCCTCCCCAAACTGGACAGCGGAACATTCGACACCATCATCGCCGACCCCCCCTATGGAATTGGTGTTGATTCAGGGGGATTCCGTCAACGATCGCCCATCCATCACAACTACGAAGATACACCTGACGTCGCCAGGAACATTATCTCAATCATTCTGGCAGAAGGCTTTCGAATCTCCCGCCCTCGGGCAAATCTTTTCATCTTCTGCGATATTGATCTCTTCGGATGGCTCAAGGATTCTGCTGCGCGAACAGGATGGGAGCCTTTTAGAACTCCAATCACATGGCAGAAAAGCGATAGTGAAGGGATGGCGCCTTGGGGAAGAGAAGGATTTCGTCGAACTACTGAATGGATTTTTTTCGCTCGAAAAGGTCAGAAGGGGCTCATTCACTCCCCAATCGATGTCCTCCGACACAACCGCGTTTCGCGCGAAGAGCGCGAATACGGGCCAGAGAAACCTGTTTCCCTCCTTAAGGAGTTACTTGCAGCCTCTACTCTTCCCGGCGATTATGTGCTTGATCCTTGTTGTGGGAGTGGCTCTAGCCTCGAAGCTGCTTCTCAACTGAATATGCGCGCCCTCGGGATAGAAATAGATGAGAAAGCCTATAACATCGCTCTAGTTAAAACCCAGAGCCAGAAGAAGGAGGCCACCCCTGCATGACGCCAGCTTTAATCCTCACTCAGCTAAAAGGGATATCTAGAATGAGAATGGTCGTTTACGCACTCTCAGCCGCGTGCGGCTGCGCCCCCGCGGGCTACACCTACTATCGGAACTATTACCCAGTGGCCCCAATAGAGTATCGCTCCCCCTCCGAATGGGGAGGCGACTCCGCCCTCCCATTCGATTCAAGCTTCCCCTACCGGGACTACATCTCTCCCTATTATGTAGGCTCCCCTTACCCATCATACGGAAGCTACTACTACGTTATGGACACCCACCGCAAGATAGCCGCCGCGAAGCGGCCCCCCGCGGCCAAGGTGGCCGCGAAGGTCCCTCTCCCCAAGCCACGGCCAGCGAAGATCGTAGCCAAGCTCCCCCCTCACACTAAAGCTGTGGTGGACTAATGGCCTACACTCCCACTACTCCGCCACCAGCCCCCGACCTTTGGTACGGGACGAGTGGACCCCGAGACGCCAGAATCGTGGTTGTGGCGGAGTCGTGGGGGACCCACGAAGCTAGTAGCCAACTCCCGCTAGTCGGGCCCTCCGGTCACCTATTCGATCGGATGCTAGCTGAAGCTGGCCTCAGCCGCAACCAAATCTTTGTCACTAACTGCTTCGCCGCTCAACCCCCCTCAAATGAGGTTTGGCGATTCTTTCACACCAAGCAATCAGGAGTCCCTAAATGGAGAGGCCTCCATCCAACCGAGTGGGCGCGGGGCGAGCTAAATCGCTTGCAGCAACAGCTTCAGGCAATCTCGCCTACAATTGTTATTGCCGCTGGCAACTACGCCCTGTGGGCTCTAACCGGGGAGGCCCATGTGTCGTTTTCGTCCGTCCCGACGGGCGATGGTGTGAGCACTCTTGCACCTACCGGGATAATGTCCTGGCGAGGATCAATGCTGGAGTCCACCGCGCCCGACAGGCCGAAGCTAAAAGTTCTGCCGATCATCCACCCGGCAGCAATCCTCAGAGCGTGGTACCTCCGACAGGTGACCGTACATGACCTCAACTCTCGCATACCACTTGGCCTTGCAGACGATTGGCGGCCAAACCCACCTCCAACTATCGAATATCAACCTACATTTGCCAGAGCAGATCACATCCTCCGAACCTGGCTTAACTCCGCTTCAAGTGGGGATCTGCTCCACCTGTCTCACGATATTGAAACGTCACGCGGACAAATCACTTGTATGGCCTTCGCTGACGGACCCTACAGGTCCGGATCAACCGCCCTCGTTATTCCCCTTGTGCGCCCCCGAGCTAGTCGAACCTTTGACAGCTACTGGCCATTTAGCGACGAAGTCGCCCTCGTCCGACTTATCCGTCAACTGATGACCCATGCCAATGTCCGCATCATCGGCCAAAACTACAACTACGACACCCAATGGATCGAGCGAGATTGGGGAATTTGTCCAAGGCTCGATTTCGATACCATGCTCGCTCACCATCTACTATGGCCGGGAACCCCTAAAGGACTCGATTACCTGGCTTCCCTGTACAATCACTATTACTGGTATTGGAAGGATGACAATAAAGAATGGGACATACGGCCGGACGGCTGGGAGGCCCATCTCCGGTATAACGCTGAGGACGCCCTTCGGACTTTTGAGTGCGCCACAGAGCTGGCTTCCCAAATCGCTTCGCAGGGCTTTAGCGAATTATGGGCCGCAGAGAAAGCCA